CATCAGCAATCTTTTTATCGTATTCAATGTGATCTTCGATTGATTTCATTTGATTCTCCTGTTTCTTTTATTTAAGCGGTGAACGCATCACGAACTAATTCAAGTTGAGTTTCTGCCTTTCCACCACCAATTAAGTGTCTTAACTCTGATATTAAGTATTTTCCACTAACATCATTATCTTTTTCAGATCCGTAAGAACTAACTGGTTTTCCATCATCTCCTTTTTTAAGAGGTAATTTAACCTCTATCATGCTACCAGCTCTCAAGTCAGGGTTGATTGGAATTGATATATTTAAGGATTGTGAAAATAGTAAACTGTTTCTAATATAAGATTTATTTTGATAAACGGCAAGCTCATTTCTCTTCTCAACCTCTTCTTTTTTAGAACCCTTTTGCAGAGCTCCTTGATCTAATATTCTAAACATTAATCGAGTTGGTTTATCCTCTAATTTATCTGGTAACTTGGGTGGTTTTTTTAATTTTGGTTTTAGTTCAGTAATTTTAAATTCTTCTTCTTTATAGGTTTCGTTCTCAAGATCAATGTATATTGTTTTATTTGCGTACATACCCATTCTACAATTATGTCCAATGTCGTTGGATTGATTGAGATTATTTTCTATGATTCTAAAAGATCCAGCTATCGGTCTATCAGGTTTTTCATACACCTCAGCCTTCTCTTCAAGTAACTTCTCAATTGATCTAAAATTATATCCATCCAAAGTCTCATAAAATAGAAAACCAAAATTTTTATTTGACGACTGAGCCTTTGGACACAACCATTGAATCGTATCGAAAGGTCTTTTTAAATTTCCAACAAAGGAATATTTATTAACAGCATTATCTGTTTTCAATTCTTTCTTTGATAATATTCCTTTCTTATCTTTTTCTAATATATCTTTTACTATTTGCGTGACGTTTCCAGTAAATTTTTTATTGATTCTGGCAGTCTCGTTAATGATCGATTCTTTTGATACAAATTCTAAGGTAGCTATCTGTTTATTAGTATCTGTGATAACATCTCTTACTGAGTTCAACATTAATTTATGTTTTTTAGACGTAATTTTGAAGTCATCATCGAAACCTTCCATCTTAACAGAAAGATCTAAAGACTCTCCACCTGTAATTCCCTTTCTACTGATTACTTGGTCAACATCAATGAAAGTCACAGTTAAAGATATTGATGGACTCATCACACTTTCATAGTAATCAATAATAGGGTTTCCACCAAGTATTGAGTAATCTTTTTTCAATGATGATCCCTTATTCTTATCTGCAATCAACATACATTTGCTGATAATAAATCTACTTTCCATTAGGTTATCATCCTCATAATTTCTGGTGGTAATCCAAACTTAGATTTTCTAGATGATGCTATTGTATTATTTGATATTGTTTTAATGAAACTTGATGTGGTTTCAGTTGATTTTATCTCTGCTTCTGACACCTGTGGTGCTTCAGCTTGGACTAAGGGAGATGGATTTCCAGTCAAGGCACTTTCATTTAAAGTTTGTATCACTCCAGCTGAAAGTTTAGGATAGGAATCATCTGGAGGTGCAAGAACATTTCCAGATAATTCGGCAGTATCATTTTCCAATTTAGGAATCATATCACCTCTTTGATCGAAATCAAATTTTTCTCCTGTCACTCTATCAGCAATACCTGTCAAGATTCTCATTATACCCTCTGGTTTTGATTCTTTTTCTGAACTAATTCCAAACTCATCCTGTTTACTTGTTATTCGTGATCCCATTTCTTCTATTGTAATGAAACCATCTTCATCAGCATCTAATCCTTGATTTGCTGCATAAACTGATGGGTTGCCAGGCTCACCATCAGAAAACTTATCAAACTTAGTTGATAATTCAAAATCAGTTCCCCTATCAGTATATTGTGGCATAAAGACACTTGTATATAGTTCTCCTTTGCTAGCTCCCTTTGGTAAATTAACGATATCAAAATATTTTTCAACAAACTTCATTTGTTGAGCACGACTCATTTTAACTAATTCTTCCTGAGTTGTTCCCAACTCCTCTGCTCTGTCAGCACTAAATTGTATCAAACCAACATGAGTACCGTTGTCTGCTGCTGGATCTAAACTTGATTCTGATGCCATTAATCCTACTAAATCAGCTGGATTTATTTCATATTTTTCAGAAACTCTTTGAACTTCATCTAAGAAAGGTTTATCATCACCAATTAATCTCTCTGCCTCTCCACTTAATTTAAGTTCTGGAGTTTTTCTATCTTCATTATATAATCTTTTCATTTTTCCAAAAGTGTTATCAGTCACGGTCTTCATAACACCTTGTTGAAAGTCTTGAAGTTTATTGTTACCTTTCTTATCGAAATCAAACACACCACCTGTTAGAGTATCAGCAACTCCACCAATAATCTCTTTAACTCCTTTCTTTTCATCTGGTTGCACTAAATCGTCATCTGTAAATGCACCAGCCTCAAGATTTTGCGACTTCATATACTCAGCTGATTCCTCTTTCGATAATGGGCCGCCAGAATTATAAAAATCTTTTAACATCTCTGGTTTAACAGTATCTTCACCCTGCATTTGTATTCTAGCTTGTATTGATAGTCTTTGTTTCAAAGACATCTGCTCCCCAGGCTTATATAATTCACCATTAATTAGAATTCCCGATCCTTTACTTGTAATTGATCCATCAGGGTTCACAGTAGTTTCCATTTCAAGTTGATCTGTTTTTCTTTTTAAATCATCTTTTTTTTCTTGAAACTGTAGTTTCCTTTCATTATTACCAATGTAGTTGCCATCTTTATCGTAAAATTCATTTTTACCCTTAGTTTTTCTTGATCCAGGCCTACCATCAAAATTATCAATGGTATCACCAAATTTTCTTTTCAACATACCACCGATTCTAGCAAATGGATTTATTGTTTCAAATAAATTAAATTTATTTTCTTTTTTCTCTGGTTGTACTGAATCTTGATTAAATCCGCTTATATTATACAATTTAGTTTCTACTTCTTCTAGTTCTTTTTCAAGTTCTGCAATTTTATCATAATCAATCTTCCCACCAGTCTCATATTCAGCGTCTATGAGCATTTCTAGTTCCTGTTCCCTCTTCATCAAATCAGACTGTTCCTGTGTTGCATTACCATCAACAACCTGACCTTGATTTCTTACAGTTGTAAGATTTAGTTCTTCTTTTATCTCTGACTTAATTTCTTCTTTTACTTGATTTTTTCCACCCTCTACTCCCTCATCTTTTTTACCAAATTTTCTACCAAACATACCACCAAGTCTGGCAAATGGATTTATTGTCTCAAAGAAATTTGTTTTTGGTGATGGTGTTTCCCCTGTTAAAGATTCTCTCATTCCAGAATATTCTAAGGCTCCCCCAAGTGGGCCTCCTATTAAGGCTCCAATTGGCCCACCTGACTTTAATCCACTAAAAGCACCACCGAGAATAGGTGCTAAAAATTGCAATCCTACACCACCAAGAAGGGGCCCGAGAGCTCCAAATACTGATCCTAAAAATCCTTTTGATTCTACTGGCTGAGGTGGAGCCTTCCCAGTATCACCAGTATCACCAGTATCACCTTGATCACCACCCTCACCTTTATCTCCATCTTCACCCTTATCACCTTTAAGTCTCTCTGCCATCATTTGTTTCTGTTCCTTATCCTCTTCTTCTAAACGTAGATCAGCCTCTGCATCCTTTTCTATTTTTTTCTCTACAATTATATAATTATTAATTTGTTGAACATCTGATCTCAATCCCTCAAGTGACATAGAAAGAGATTCAATCAGTAGTTTTTGTTCTTGAATAATATTTAAATTAGAATTAGCAGTTGATAAAGCACGATTAGCCAACTTATCAATCTGTACGATTGATTCAAAGAAGTTACTTAAGGTAATCTTTTTCTTTTTAGGTTGTTCTAACTCTTCTTCATCCATACTTTCGGACGCCCTCTTCTTGTTGTCTCTTTAGGTTTTCTTTTTCAATATAATCCTTCAAGAGAGTTACATAAATGTCTCTTTCCCAAGGCATCATATTTTCAAGTTCCGTCAAGCTATATTTATGGTATTGCATGAGAGCAAAATTTATTCTGTAGTGAGATTCAAGATCTTCCCTTGCAATACTTAGCCGAAAAAATCGGCTAGACCCTCCAAAACGACACTACTCTTTTTCTTTGTATTCGGATTCACAACTTCAATGGTATGTGATAATTTAGGCATCGTTGCAAAAAAGTTTTCAACTTTCTTATATTGTTTTGAGTTTAATTGTTCAACAAATTTAACTCTCTCAGTTGATGTGTAGTCTTTGGCTTCCCATGCATCCTCCTCAGTAAAAACTGTATCCATACAATCAGCAACAACTTTAAAAGTTTTATTAACAAGAACTTCTGGATCATCATCAACTTCAAAATTATTTTCAACAAATTGATTCAATGATGGATACTTCATCCGAAGAGTAAGTTTATCATCAATAACAACATCAGTTGTATGTCCTTCTGGTTTTGTAACTTTAATTTCATCCACATATATTGTGACAGGGACTTGTGTTTCTCTATCATCAGGACATGTGACAGTCAATCTTATATCCTCACCAATTGATTTAGCACGAATATTCAAAAAGATATATTCAATATCAAATGTAGGAAGATCGTCAACTTTTACTCCTCTTGTTAAAATGCATTTTTTCAATACATCTTTAACAGCATTTGTAATTTCATTTTGATTTCTTGATTCCAGAGCAATAATTAATATTTTTTCTTCCTTAACAAGAAACGGTCTGTATTTAATTTTTTTACCCGAAGAGGGCATTTTTAACTCATAGGTTGGAGTTTCAATTGTTGGTAAGGGCATAATTTATTAATTCAGTGTTTTATTTATGGGTGATTAACCTCTTCCCATTTTTTTTCTGCGGTTTCTGTAATTGGAAGCTGGATTTATATATGGAGTTGTTCCTCGTTCACGAACACCATCAGTTCTTAAAGTCGTGGTTCCTAAAGGAAGTCCACCTTGGCCGCCTTTCACTCTATCATTTGAATTCACAATTCCTTGTGGTGTGTTGACAACTGCACGATTGCTATCATCATAATTAAATCTTGTGAAAAATCTATCATATGCAAACTGCACACTACATTTTAACACATTTGAGTCACCATAGGCAACTCTCATCGATGTTAAATTGGTGGGCCAGATGTTTACAAACTCATAACTAGACATGTTAGATTGATAATCAACAGTGCTTGGTGATTGTTTAAAAGTATCTCTTTCAAATTTAGTAATGTGAATAATTTCTTTATAATCATCTGGATAGTTAAATCGTGTATATGCGTTGGTTTGTCTTTTACTTGTTTGAACTGGATTAATATATGTCATCCACGTTTCTAAAATTTCCAAAATTACCATATCTGCATCACAATAAAAAGTGAGGTTAAGAGGTGGAAAAGTTCTAAGATATGGAAACTCCTCTTGAATACCTTGATGATGACCAACTGCAAGAGTTGATTGATATTGTGTGCCTGGAATCTCTGCTTCTGTGCATAATATTGACATCTTTTGTTGAAAATCGTTTCCCTGAGATCTTTTTTTATCTTCAAAATTCATTTCTCTCAACCATCTTTGGTATTTTCCGAAAGAAAAAATAACTTGATAAAAAGTGTCTAAAGATGGTCGTGCAACACTATCCTTAACATCTGTGATGTTACCTCTAAATATATCGGATCTTCTTGGAAATAAACTATTATCTGACACAATAAATAAATTTAAGTTGTTATTACTATATATGAGCTATAAAGGGATATATAGGCCTTCTAATCCTAAAAAGTATAAGGGAGACTCTCAAAATATTATTTATAGGTCTTTATGGGAGAGAAAATTCATGAATTACTGTGATTTAAATGAAAATATACTTGAATGGGCATCTGAAGAATTCTGGATTCCTTATCTAGATCCAACAACGAATCGTGTTCGTAGATATTTTCCTGATTTTTTTATCAAATACAAAGACAAAGACAACAATATTCGTAGATCGGTGATAGAGGTAAAACCGATGAGAGAAACACTGCAACCGAAAGCTACAAAAGGTAAATCAAGAAAAACAATGATAAATGAATCAATGACATATGTAAAGAATCAAGCAAAATGGAAGGCAGCGAGAGAGTTTTGTGAGGATCGTAAGTTAGAGTTCAAAATCATGACTGAGAAAGAATTAGGAATCCGATGAGTATTCTACAAAAAATATTGAATAAAGTAAGTGATCAAGTGAGTGAAGAATGGTTTCGTGGACAATTACTTGAGGAACTTGGAGATACAAATTTTGAAACTGATTATGCAGATACCGCTGGTTTTGCGCCTGGTGAATTATATTTTTTTACATATCAAGCACAGACAAAACAACCATACTATGACATGTATCCACTCACATATGTAATTGAAATGAGAACTGGTGGGTTCTTAGGTTGTAATTTACATTATGTTCGTCTAACTCAAAGAGACGAATTAGCAATAAGCTTACTAAATAACTCTGCTCAAGGTGCAGTTGCAGTTCCTCCCCGAACTCTACATAAATATCTTTATACTGGCGTGAGAGGAACACCATATCGTATTCCAAATACTGAGTGGTCGGATGTCGCACAACTACCGACTGAAAGATTTATTGACATGAGAGGAATACCAGTTCCACGAAATCGAGTTTACAATACAAACTAATGGCAAAAAGCAAGATTTATACACAGGATGATGGCTCAAAAGTTGCTTTTGAGTTCGGTGATGATGGCAAATTAATTGGAATTAAAAAAAAGGAGGATGGTAGCATTTTTCCAAAATCTCTTGATCCTCAAAGTAAAGAATTTGAAGATTTACAAGATGGTGATGACGCTTTAGAAGCATACAATATTAATAAGTTTAAAGGAAATATAGATGCATATGAGGATATAATTGATGTTGATACAGATGTTCTCATAGCACAACATGAGAGGGAAGAGAAAAAAGAAAATAATGCACAATTCTTAGAGGATAATACATTAAACAAAGGAGGAAATCTTGCATTTACAACTCCCAAAACTGGCTCAGCCTACAATGGAGGTAAAACTGGATATGATGCAAAAAAAGGTGGTTTTTTTGGTCGTGGAAAACGAAGTCAATTAATGGCATATCCACTTGATATTGACCTTGAACAAGATCATTTTAAAATTACAAGATATAACTACGTTAGACCAGATATCAACCAAAGTAAACCAAGAAGAACACAAAAATCCCTTTATGGACTAAGAAGTCACAATGTAGCGGGTGATAGTGTGATAGGTAGTAAAATTGCAGGTAGCATCATACTACCAATGCCTAAACCAACTGATGTAAACGGTGCAGAGTGGGGAAAAAGTGAGTTAACAATCACTGGATTAGCAGCTCTTGGTGTTGCTAGAGCAGCGAGTCTTGGTGGAAGATTGACAGGAAAAAGTGCTGAACAGAGATTTGAAGACAGAAGAGCAAAAGCGGCTGCTGGTAGACCTGGCGATGTTGATATTTTTGGAAGAACAAAAAGATTCGGTCAAGCGATAACAGCTCAGACTTTAGCAAACATGGCGTCAAACATGGCTGGAACTGAAATTGACACTGATACATTTTTAGCAAGAACTGGTGGTAAAGTTTTAAATCCTAATGCAGAAATATTATTTCAAGGGCCCGTGATTCGAGATTTTGCTTTCTCTTTTCAAATGGTTGCAAGAAGTGAAGAAGAAGGTGCAGAAATTAGAAAAATAATTAAATTTTTAAAAATGGGTCTGGCTCCAAAATTTAATAATACGGTCTTTTTGGAAAATCCTGATGTATTTACTTTACAATATAAAAATGGTAGTCAAGATAATGATTTTATAAAAAATGTAAACCAATTCAGCCCAGGCGGTCTTGCATTAACAACTATGAACGTTGATTATGCTCCAAGTGGATATTGGTCTGCATATCGTGATTCACAACCTGTTTCAGTTAAGATGGATCTTAACTTTACTGAACTTAGACCACTTTATCAACAAGATCATGAAGAGACTCCAGAAGACAGTGTAGGTTACTAATTATGACATACTCAGGATCACCAAATAGTTATTTTCGTCAACTTCCAGACCTCGATTATCCATCATTGGCTAATGATCGAACATCTGCGTACGATTATAAAATTGTAAAAAATATATTTAAAAGAGCTGTCTTGCGTAATGACATTTTTGATGAAGTTACAGCTTTCACAAAATATTCTATAGAGGGGGATGAAAGAGCTGATCAAGTAGCATATGATTTTTACAAAGACTCTGGATTAGACTGGGTTATCTTGACAACAAACAACATTGTTCATGTCAGAGATGAGTGGCCAATGTCAAATCGAGATTTTTTAACTTATTTGAATTCAAAATACACATCTCAAGAATTATCAAACATTCATCATTATGAAACTCAAGTTTTAAGAAGTTCAAATGGACAATTAATACAACCAGAGGGTTTAAGAGTTCCGAATGGACATTCTATCACGTTTATTGATAATGGCGTTTTAAGAACTGAATCTAAAATAAAACAAGTCACATTTTTAGAAAATGAAATTAATTTGAATGATGCAAAAAGAGAGATTAATATTTTAAAATCTGAGTATTTGGGTCTATTTTTAGAAAACTTCAGTGAAATTATGACTTATCAAGAATCAAGTCAATTTATAAGTGATGATTTGAAAAAAACAGAAAATCCAAGACTTATATCACCATAAAAAAAGAGGTCGTAGAAACGACCTCTGGCGTAAAAAATGGCCCGAAATTTTTTTCGGGTCTTTTTGTATTTTAATAGCAATTT